TGAAGGATTTAGGCAGACCTCCAGAGTGATGTTTCGTGCGAAAATGGTACAAACTGTAGTTTGAACTTGCTTACGCCTAAAAATAAAAGATTTTGCCAACAGTTCTGGGACTATAAAACCCTGCTATAACAATATAGGACTTTAGACCTTTCTCTAATGAATACAGAAAATCAATCCGACCTTGGGACGGAATCAAATAACCCCACGACAAACGAAGGCACACCCTCAGCCTTTGACCAATCAAAACTTGCCGATATTATTGGCAAGACCTTCCTAGGAGGTGAGGAAGTAGCGGAGGATTCGGACTCCCAGAAACAGACCGAGACGGAGGGTCAAGCGACCTCCGAAGAAGATAGTGAAGTTCTTTCACAGGAAACCAATACAGAAAGCGAGCAAGAACAGTCAGAAGACTCCGAGGAAACCGAAGAAACCAAGTCTGAAGATGATGAACTTGAGCGTGGACTGCCAAAGGGTGTAAAGAAACGCATTGATAAACTCTCTGCCAAACGGAGAGAAGCGGAAGCAGAAGTGGAAAGATTACGGACTGAAGTTGAGCGATTGTCGCAAGAGGCTGAAAAGCCAGCACAAACTCCTAAGTCCGATAACCCGTACACCAACCTTAAGACTATTGACGAAGTCAGCCGTGAGGCTGAACAAGCCAAGCAAATCAGACGCTGGTGCGAAATGAACCCCGATGGTGCAACTGTAACTGATAAAGATGGTAATGAGACGGATTACTCCGCTGAAGATATTCGCAGAATCAAGATTAAAGCCCTTGACGCTCTGGAAGAACATCTGCCAGCCCGAGCCAGATACATCGAGCAATACGCTCAGATTGAACAAGTGGCTCACAAGGAGTACCCTTGGTGGAAAGACAAGAGTTCTAGCGAACGGCAGATTGCCGATTCCTTCCTCAAGCACTTCCCCGAGATTACCAGATTCCCAGATTACAAGATGGTGCTAGGCGATTACATCAGAGGCGTGAAGACCAGAGAGTCTTCAAAGCGTTCTGGTACACCCGTCAAGACAGCACCTGCTCAGCCAAAGCGTACAGCAACCCCTGCCTATGTCCCTCCACAAGAGGCTAAGGTTCGTGATGCCCAAAAGCGTTTTGGTGCTACTGGTAACCGAGATGACCTTCAATCTATTATCGCTAACCGATTCCTGTAATCTAAAACCTATATAATACTATGGCAAATCTCACAGAACCTTCCTTCTCATCTGGTAAGAGAGAAGAACTCGCTGACCTCATCTCGCTGGTCGATGCTAAGGATACTCCTTTCACATCGATGGCTAAGAAGGGCTCAAAACCTGGCAATACCCTTTTCAGATGGCAGGCTGACCGCCTTCCGACTCCCAAGACAACTGGTACAGTCGATGGCACGGATGTCACCACCTACGAAAACTATGTCAAGGATGGAGCCCAAGTCTATCGTGCTGAACTCAGCAACTACATCCAAATCTTCCGCAGAGCCGTCCGTGTGTCGCCTCTGACACAGGACATCTCCACAGTCGCTGGTGTCCGTGACGAACTCGCCAACAATGTCGCCAAGGGCATCCAAGCCCTCAAGCGTGATATGGAGTCCACTTTCTGCGGTACGCAGGGAGCCCAACTGGACAACGGCACAGTTCCGTACATCACCCGTGGTCTCGACAAGTGGCTCGCTCCTTCGGGCTCTGTTGACACAGTCCTGCCTTACGACACCCAGTTCGCTACCCCTGCCGCCAACCGCTCGTCTGTTGGCACAGCCAATCTGACTGAAGTGACTGTCCAGAATGTCCTCACAGGCATCTACACACAGACTGGTCAGTATCGTGACTTCGACCTCCTTTGCGGCTCTGCCCTCAAGAGAGCGTTCACGAACCTCGCCTACACCTCAACCCAAGGCACAGGCACAGCCCCGATGACAGCCATCCGCACCCTCAACAGAGAGTCTGACTCCCAGTCCTACATCTCCTCTGTCGATGTGTTTGAAGGCGACTTCGGTAAACTCCGTCTGCACCCTTCGCACTTCCTCAGAGTGTCGGCTGGCGTTGGCTCAACCTTCGCTGGTTATGTCATCCCGTTCGACCAAGTTGAAGTTCGCTATGGCGGCAATGTCGCTGGTGTGACTGCTCTGCCCAACGCTGGTGGTGGTGAGGCTCGCCTCATCGAAGCCGTTGCTGGACTCTGCGTCTACAACCCGCTCGCCTTCGGGGTCTTCGACTTCGCCTCCTAATTAACGGATGTCAGACTTTATACGGAGTCTGGCTGAGGTGGTTCCTCCGCATCTTCAAAAGAGGGTGACGGAGGAACTCGTCCGTGGCTGGAGACAGGAAGAGGTTAAGGCTAGGGCTGTTGCGAAACAGGCTGGGCATTTTGACCGCTTCAATGAAAACAAAGCCATAGAAGGTGTCGGACAGAAAATCGCATCTATTCCTGTTCAAGCGTGGCATTACTGGGGTCAACGCCTTGGTTATGACTGCTGGGAGGACAAGACATTTATGCGTGAATTCTTACGAGACAACCCAGAAACCGCTGTAAAGAACTACGCTAAAAAGGCTTGCGTTAACGGAGCCATATTCACCGCTGACGGATACATTACCAGATGAGAACTACAGATTTCAGCCAAGTGCTGTTTGATGCACTTCAATACTCTGGTAATGACCGCCACAACATCACGGACGAAACATTTTCCCAGTTCCGTGACTTCGCCAACGCTAGAATGCGTGAGGCTTGGGAATCCAACAACTGGTTTGAGGTCTGCCGTCTGGACGACTTCACCACAACACAAGACGCTAGCGGCACGAACTACTTCGTTCCTTCCGCTTCCGCATCTGAAATCTTAGGGGTCTGGAACAAGAACCCGCAGGATACCTCTACGGCTGTCCAAATCGATTATCAGATTTACAATACTGGTTCTGAAATCAGAATCATTCTGCCTAGCATCCTTGCTACAGGCACATATCAGTACAGGCTTAAATGCCCTGCTCTTACTGGCGACCCCTATATCGCTACAATCCCGTACTATCAAGGTAGCCAAATCTACTTTGACTCTGGCTCTGGCACAGGCTCTAAGACCCCTGTCGCTGGCAGACCTCACTACGGCAATTTTTATACCTGCCTAGCCACATCAACCACGGCTGGTCAGAATCCTAACACACACCCCACTCTCTGGGCAAAAATCGAAATACCCTACATCTTTGGCTCATTCCTCGCTTGGGGCTCTGCGGCTAACTGGTATGTCTCCGAAACAATGATTAACGAGGCTACAGTCATCGAAGGTAAGGCTACGCAGGTGCTTGAGCAAGAATACGACAAGTTCCTCCGTCAGCAGGGTCAATTCGGTAAAATCAATATGAGAAACACCTACTAATTTATGTCAATAATCTCCGTATCATCCCCGTTCCTTAAGTCGTTTACGCACTCGACTACCAATGTCAATACATCTATTGTCACATTGCTGTCTGCGGCTCAAGCCCACGAAAAGCGTATCAGCATCATCATCCAGAACCAGTCCTCTACTGCTACTGTGACTGTTATCCTGTCTGCTACCGATACGACTGGCATCATTCTCCAGCCAGCGACTTTCTTCAATATTGATAACTATAACGGCACAGTCCGTGTTGTGGCTTCTGCGGCTACCACCCCTGTGCATCTCGCATATGCGGTTGTGTAATGAGACGCTTCGACTTCTATTACAACATCTCTAACGAACCCGTATGTCTGTCTTCCTTAGCCCAAATTTACCTGCAAATGTAGTTGAGATTGGGAACGAGATTTCCCAAGCCAAAATCAACGAAATCAACGCTGGTACGCTGGCGACCCAAACTTGGGTCACTTCTGGTTTTGCTCCTAAAGCGAGCCCTACCTTTACAGGCACAGTCACGATTCCTGCTGGGGCTAGCATCAGCGGATATCTAACTATTGCTCAAGCGAATAGCGTTTTTTTAACCATTGGAACTGCGGCTAGCACTTACCAGACAATTTCTGGAATGAGTAATTATGCTACGCAGTCATATGTGACTTCTCAAGGTTATATTGGTGATGCTCCCAGCGATGGTTCTGAGTATGTCCGTAAGAATGCGGCTTGGGCTGTGGCTACAGGTGGTGGTGGTGGCTCTGTGGCTTGGGGTTCTATAACTGGCACAGTCACAAGCCAAACAGACCTTACTACATATATCTCTGGTCTTGGATATCAGACAGCATCTGATGTTTCAACTTACGCTACGGCTAATTTTTATCCGTTATCAACGAACCCAGCAGGATATTTAACATCAGTTCCACCTGTTGCAAAAACAGTCACAACATATACATCTGGAGGAAATCTTTCAACTAGCGATGTTGGAAACATTGCGTTTCTTGCTAGCGGTGGTATGGGGTTCAGTATGACTGTTCTTGATGATTCATCCGCTGGTTGGTCAAACGGAAACGAAATAACTATAGTTGTTGATACCCTTAGTTCTTATTCTGTTCAAGGAGGTATGGGTGTTACTATAAATGGAAGTTCTTTTGCAACTATAACTTCATATGTTACAAATCTCGTAAAGGTATCCGCTAACACTTGGTATATTTCATAATATGTTTGAATTTCTTTTATATCTCATTTCTGGCTCTATCCTCTTTATTGCTGGCTTCTATGCTGGCGTGAAGAATGCCGAATCCAAGAAAGTTGTCTGGGGCAAGGAAGTCCTCCGCAAACTTAAATCTAAGGATTAATGGCTGACCAAGGAACATATCTTCGTGATGGCGACAAGGGATTCATTGGCTTAAATAGTCGTGATAATCCGTCCTCGTTGCCAGAGGGATATGTTTCTGAGTCAATCAACTATCGCTTAGATAGAGGCGTTGCTACCCCTAGACGGGGGCTTCAGCGTAAAACCATTGGTGGTATTGTTGGGCAAGATATCTACGGAACTTGCACCTATATTGACGCTAACGGGCAAGAAATCATAGTCCTAGTTACTACAGATAAACTGTGGTATTATAACCCACAGACTGAGATTCTGTCTCTGCCAATCTCATTCCCTGTTGGAGAAACTATCACTACCAGCGATGGCTGTGATGTCATCCAAGCAATTGACAGGGTTTTTATCACTAGAGGGTACAGCAAGCGTCCTCTTATGTGGGATATGGCGACAACCATAATTGCGTTGCCGTCTCCGACTGGAACAGGACATGAATTTCCTAACTGCTCTCAGTTGCTCTACTATGGCAACAGATTGATTGCACAAGGAAAACATATTAGCACAGGCGTTGCGGCTAGAAACAGAGATACAGTCTGCGTCAGCAATTATCTTGAATACGCCCATTGGGACTTGCTTGATGCGTTTACCTTTAATAACGGAGGTAACGATGAGGTGGTTGCTATTGCTCCTTGGACGCTGAATGAGTTCACTGTCTTTATGCGTCACAGCGTGTTCTATGTGAACTTAGGCGTTGGTCGCTATGTGACTGGTGATGCCCTGTCTACTGACTGCTTTATCAAAACGCTGGTTACGGATGTCGGGTGCTTAGCCAAGCGTAGCGTAGTGCAAGCCAATGGAGGCATAATCTTCTTGTCTGATAACGGGGTGTACGCAATGAATCCAACGCAGGTCGGCTCTAACGAGGCGATGCGTTTGTTGACCTCAGCCCAGCCAATCTCAGCCCCTATTAACGATGTCATTAAGCGAATCAATAGAACTTACGCTTATCGTTCTGTGGCTGTTTATTGGGATAATCGTTATTACCTCGCTGTCCCTCTTGATAACTCTGACAAGAACAATGCCGTTCTTATTTACAACTTCATCCTTAATGCTTGGGAGTCTGTTGACACTTACCCTGCTGGGATAGATGTATTTAATTTTATTGTAGCCAAGAAAGACAACATCAGACGGCTCTTCATTGTTGACTCAAACGAGGGTGTATTCTTGACCGAAGAACTCGACTACGATGAATACGGCTCTCAGATAGGTAAGCCTAAACTGAACGACCCTGCATTTAAACTTGATACGGAAGGGGCAAGACTTGAGGCTTTGGCGTTTACTCCAATAACCATTGACTCGTCACTTAAGACAAGAAGATATACATTCGGCTCGTTTAACGACAAGCGATTCAGTTCAGCCGAAATAGATTTCGATTTCCAGATTGGCTCAGAAATTGCAACCTATGTAGATGTCTCAAATGAGGATTCCTATGCCTTGATTGACGACTACACTTCACCTACCAACAATGACGAGACTAGAAGAACACCAATCAGAAAATTTGGCACTGGACTTCGTTTTCAGTTCGTAGGAAACTTCCGACCCTTCATTCGCTCTGTCTATGCTTATGCTAGCCAAAAGAGCAAAAACTTAATCTCAAAGAAATAATATGCCACAAATTAACTCTGGTAAAAGCCCTCCGTGGGTTTCTGGCGAAATCGTCACAGCCGCTGGTCTTAACGGAATGATTGATTCTGCTACACTTGACCCGTCAGCGATTACTGCTCAATCTAACCTTGCCACGCTTACCAATGACGAGTATACACTTGTTGTTGATACGGCTGGTGCGTTAAAGAAAACGCAATTAAAAAACATTAACGAAGCAGGTGTAGTTACCAACAAAATACTTGGTTTAACTCTTGGAGCCCCACTTACCATACAGCCACTAGGTAATGGTATTAATGAAAATAGTTTAATTCTTAATGGTGGTTCTAGCGGTGGTGTTGGTGTGACGGATGGAACGATTGAATTAAATGCAGGAGATATTGTATTAAGAGCCCAATCTCCAACTGGTTTGCAAAACAGCAGAATAAGTTTTATTTCTACACAAGGTGTGTTGTTCAATACGCCTTCTATTGAGTTTGGTGGTTATTCAAGATTCACAACAAATGATGCTGTTAGATTGCCACAAGGAACAACTTCTCAGCGTCCTGTTGTACCATCAAGCGGGGATTTAAGATTCAATACTACTACATCAAGATTAGAGTTTCATAATGGTAGCGGTTGGAATTCTATTGTTGAAGGAACCCTTGCAACAGGATTGTATGGGTTGTACGAAATTTTTGTTCAAAACTTCCAATCAAGCACAAATATTACTAATGTAACTTCATCGTTTTCAAAGCCTAGCAATGAAATCTGGGAGTTTGAAGTAGACTATTATCCTACATACGATTCTGGAGATTATACATATATCTTTAAGGCTGGTGGTTCAAGATGGTGGTATACCAGATTTAATGGAGTTGGAAAACCTGCTATGCTTACTGCAAAATGGGTTGTTCAAGCAGGTACTTCTCTTACATCAGAAACAATAACTTTTGATTCTCAAATTGGTGGTGGTTCACCAAAAGAATTAAACAGAGAGGTTAGAATCTATAAATATAAACCTGCTTCTGCTTGATGATATTTGACAAACAAATGGCTTTCATCCTTGCCCGCAGAGAAGCGGGTAAGCGTGTTTGCTTTGGGTTTGACGAAATCGAGTTAAGAACCTACCTCCGTTGGGCTTCCTATTTTGGATATCTCTTTGAGGTCTGGGAAAGCAACGAACTTACAGGACTTGGCGTTGCCTATCCTGTAAAGAACAATACACCTACAGAGGATGACCTATGCAAGTTCTCTGAAGTAGTTGACTTTAAATTAGAAGGGATGCACCCTCTGTGCATTATGGACTGGATGGCTACAACGCCAGAAGCCCGTAGAACTCTTGTTACCGACTTCAAGAGAAGGTTCCCAAACTGGGAGAATCAGAAAAAAGTCGGGATGCAGAACGGCAAATTCCGTGAACTGCCAAATAAATACATCAACCTTTTAAATACTATATAACAATGGGAAAAGTTAAAGCACCAGCACCCCGCTCCTATATGGATGAAATGCAGTCTGCGTTAAACGCACAGGCTGGCATCCAAGGGAACTTAATCAATCTTGAGAGGCAGTACACCCCTCAATGGCAACAACTGCAACAGCAGAACCTTATGGGGGCTATGGGCAACATCAATGCCCTTTACGGACAGGCTATCCCTCAATCTGAACTCTTACAGAACCAAATGCTGGCTTCGCAGGGTCGAGTCTATGCTGGGCTTGGGGCTGAGGCTAGAAACGCCTACAATGCCACGCTAGACCCCACTACGGCTGGTCTGTACAATACTATGGCTTCACAGGCGGCTACTGGGCTTGCTAGTGGGCGTAACCTTAGCGACCAAGAAACCCGTCTGGCTCAAGGCTCTGCTCGGGCGGCTATGGCGGCTAGGGGTATGCAAATGGGCAACCAAGCGATTGCGGCTGAAGTTCTGAACTCATATAACCTTGCCAACGCCAGAGAAGATAGAGCCAGACAGTTCGCTACCAATATGTATGGTCTTGGGACTCAGAACGCTACACAGGCTATGTCGATGTATGGTCAGCCTCTTATGAATCAACTTGGTGCTGTTTCTGCAAGCGGAATGATAGGTCAAGCGGGTACTTACAATGCTGGACTTGGTGCTAAACTCTTCCAGCCAGAATCTCAGTACAACGCTGGATTAATTACCGCCAATAGACAAGAACAGATGCAAGCGGCTATTGCTAACCAGCAAGCACAGACTGGTATGATTAGCGGAGTTCTGTCTGCGGCTGGAATGGCGGCTGGTGGATTCCTTTCAAATCCTGGGTTATTTGCTGGAGCAAAAACAGCCGCAACTGGAGGTTCTCTTGCAAGTGGATTAAGCACAGCACAATCAACCTATGGAGGTCTTCTTGGCTCAAGGTCTGGAACTCCTTACTCTGGCTATAGCCCACGATAATTTATGGCAATGTTTCAACAATACCAGAGCGGGATTCAGCCCGTTACTGGAATGTCAGAGGCTGGTGCAAACATCGGCAGGATGTATGAAAGTGGTTTGTCTAACCTTGGAAAAGGTTTGGCTGAAGGCATCAAGGCGTACAACGATAACTCGGCAAAGAACGAACTTGCTAACGCCAAGATTCAGAGCCTTAGCCAAGATGTCGCCAACAAGATAGCGATGTACAGCCAAGACCCAGAAATCGCTCAGTCTGGAGTTCTTGAAGGTCTTATGCAAACTGCGGCTACATTGCAGGATGCTCCAACCAAGGGGTTAAGCCAGCGACTTGGACTTGTCCACGATGCTGAGGCTAAACTGGCTGGCTTTGGTCAGCAACTGCAAGAATGGTCGTTCCTGCGTGGTCGCCAAATTGAGCGTGGTATCTCTGATGCCCTTCGCAAGTTTGCTGGTACTGTTACAACAACAGAAAGCATCGATGTAAATGACCCGATGTTTAATGTTAATCCTAACGAGACTATCACACAGACTAAGGATAGACTCTTTAAGATTCTTGGAGAAGTCAAGAAACTCAATCCTAATGCTCAAATCAACAATGATGAGTTTTATTCTCGCTGGCTGTCTAAGGCTGAGCAAGAAGTTGCAAACGCCAAAGACATCGACCCTAGAATTATCTCTGCTCAGTTAGAGGCGATTCAAGCGGAGAAGAGCATCCAGAAACAAAACAGATTAGCACAGGGAATGACTGCCACGGACATTCCGTCTGGTGAGGCTCTTAACCTATATCTGCCTCCAGAAATGCAGGAACCACAGATGAACACAGTCAAGGATTATGAGGCTATGATGGCTAGACCTTCAGAGGCTCCTGTTAAGGCTGAAAAACAAAAACAAGATGCTTTAGAAAAAACTGCAAATGCTGAATTTGAAAAAAGCAGAATGCTAAGAATTGAGAGAGATAAGGCTGAACTTGATGCTATCAATAAGCAAATCGAAGCAGTTAGGGCTTCTGATGCTGAAGGAAATAGGCGTAGGACTGGATTTATTACTGGAGCAGGTAAGGCTACTGAAACGGGTGCTAAGGCTACTGCGTCTTGGTATGCCAATAGACAGACAAGAAATGCTATCCAAGACTGGATGAGACAAACAAATATTGATACAAGCAAGATGACGGATGAGCAACTGGAAGCATATATGCGTACTCAATATCGTGAGGCTAACACCTTTATGATACAGGCATTAACAGAACTGTCTCACCCTCTTAGCCTTGATTTTGCCTCTACTCTTGCTTCTGAAACTGGAGCGGCTGTAAAGGGTAAGCGGTCTGCTACATTTACCGCTAGAGAAGAAGCGGCATTTAACAAGATTGCTAATAATTTTACAACTGCTTTTAAACTTAATCCTACTAACATTTCAAGTCTTGAAGAACGAAAGAAGGTTCTTGAAAGGAATGTTTCAGATGCCAGCAAGCAAAAGTTCCTTGTTGATAACAAACCAAAAACACCTGTTCAAGAAGCAAAGCCAGTCCCAACTATTGCAGTTGGTGATGTAGTTGTTGGAACTCAAGAAAGAGCAAGACCATTAACAGTCTCTGAAAAGAAATCACAGGTGCAGGATTTCCTTACGCAGAGATTTGGTGCAATTGACCCAACTGACCCGACTGGCAAGCGTAGGATTCCAGTTCAAGGATTTGACCAGTTCTTTGCTAAGGCTGTTCCAGAATCTGAAATCAGAGAGTTCACAACTGAGGGTGGCACTCGCCTGTTGCAAATTAACGGCAAATGGGAGCAGGTTAAGGCTCCAGAACGCCCTAGCATCCAAGATGTCCGCAAGGAAAGAATTGGAGTGTTTGGTCAGCAGACAGCCGATGGTCGCCTTGTTCCTACAGAGTTTGTTGAAGGTTCTGGAATTTACCTTGGTGGTCTCTATCGTGGTACTGACGCAGGTGCTGATAAGTTTACCGATGAAATCACTCAATTAATTGATGCCAGAAGAGGCGTTAAGAGATTGCAGGAAATCAACGACAAGTTCGGTGAGGCGTTGTCGCTTAAGGATTCTGGTGAGGCGGCTGTTGAAGTTATGAATCTTAAGGCGGCTCTTCGTACTGATATCATCGGAGTCGGCACAGTTTCCAACTTTGAACAAGCGTTAATTGATAAGGTCATTAAAGACCCAACAGAGTTCCTATCTATGGAACCTAGAGACAGAGCCATTCTTCTTGCCCTTGCCAATCGCATTGACAGAAGAATTAAGAACATATCATCATCTAGAGGCTTGACAGTTCAGATTAGAGATACAGGTAATAAGGAATCTAGATACGATGACCTTCGTCAACGCTATCTCAGAGAAAAAGGATTACTCTAATGGCTGAACTATACGACCAAAAAAAGATATACGCTAAATTACCAACTGCACAGCCAACCGAAGGGGTTGATGGCGAGTTGGAGGCTTTGCTGGCAGAGTTGCCACCAGAGGAGCGTGAGGCGGCTAGACAGCAGATAACAGCCGCCCCAACTGGGGATGATATCTACAGGGCGATGCAGGAAAAGAACGCAAAAGGTGAAGTGTTCAATATGAATCTTGACCAGTATCGGTTATACAAGGCTCACATAAAAAACAAGGAAACGGATATTATCGATACTATGGGTCAAGCCGCTGGTGCTGTGTTTGACGAGATTATGAAGGCTGGTGGGTCAATTGCTGATGACCCTACTGGTGCTTTGGCTAAATTTACACCATCGTTAATCGAGGCTTTTACACAGGGAACTAGAAGTTTGTATGGTATGGCGGCTCAGTCGCAAGACCCTACTAGCGTTTTCTTCAGAGTTAAGAATGCCCTTTCAGCCAACGGAGATGATGAGCAAGCAGAGTTCCAGCAGTTTATGGATGCACAAGCGTTCAATGTGCATTCTATGCGTCTTGCTACTGGGCAGGATACAATACTGATGGATAAGGATATCATCAACCCAGAGATGACGCAGGTTATGTCCTATATTGCAGACCCTACATTGTTTGTGCCTTTTGGTAATATTGCCGCTAAAGGTGCTAGACTTGTTGGAATGGGAGAGGGCTTAGCAAAGGCTTCTGCTAGAGCCTCAGAAATTCAGCGTAAGGTTCTGGGTGGTGCTATCAAGTGGGGCGTTGGAGCCCCTATTGAGTTCTTGGGTACTGCCACAAGAAACACAATTGACTTTGGATTAGAAAAGGCTGGCACGGCATTTGAAACTGTAACTGGGATGCCAGCGGCTGAAGCCAGAACAACGGCTCAGATGTATGGATGGTATTCCGCTTCAGCGGCTCTTGAGGGACGAACTGTTGGATTGCCTCTTGTTGGTAACATCGCTGGGGCTATGGTTGGCTCTACAACAGCCAGAGGAGTTGGCGAAACTCTGTCGATGATTGGAGAGCAGATTAGCAAACAATCTGCACAAGGGCGGGGCGTTTTGTCGTATGCTGGACAGGCTCTGCGTGATGCTGACAAGGCTGGAGTTCCGCTTTCTAAACACGCTAGGGCTCTTCTTAATGTCTTAGATAAGGTTGACCCATTGTTCGTTTATTCCGCTGACTTGGCTAAAGGTGCTGGCGAAGGTATGGCTATCGGTGCTGGTCTTGGTTACCTTTCCGCTGGAGAAGAAGGTGCGGCTAGCGGTGCTGGTGCTGGTCTTGCCTTAGGTACTGTTGGTGCTGGACTTGGTGCTGTTGTTGCTGATGTTGGCAACGCTAGATTATACGACAGAATTGCTGTTCAGCGTAATCTAGTCATTGAGGCTCTCAAGAAGATTGACCCAGATAAGGCTTCTGCGTTTGAGGCTTTCGCCAAGACCGCTGAGTTATCTGGCAACAGGGATTTAATCGCCCAAGTTGACGGCATTATTACTGGAATTGATGTGTTGGCTCCAAACGCAAAGTTTGTTGCTAGAAGTGAAGTTGAGCATATGGCTTGGCTGTTAAGCCAAAAAATAGACCCTACAACTGGTCGTCTCATTGAACCTTTGGCGTTATTTCCAGACTTTGGTGCAAATAGAGCGGAAAGAGCAAAGGCTCTCTCGTTCCTATCAACGCTTGGAAATAGATTTGATGGCGACAGCAAAAAGTTAATAGCGTATATGCAGGGTCTTCCGCAAGACCACGCTATGCGTAAGCAGTTCTTCAGACTTAGTGCTGAACAGAAGCAAGCCGTTTTCTTGGCTATAGATAAGGCTAACACGCCAGAACTTCAAAATATTTTCGGAGGAAAAAAGGCGTACGAGTTCTATGGAAACTTAAACTATGCTGAGGCTAATGTAGCCCGTGTGAATGCTATGTTTGATTCTGGAAACAAGACCAGAGCAAACGAGATGATTCGTCAGTTCCTTAAGGACGAGACTGTCAATGGACAACTCAGCGAGCGTGGAAAGTTGCTTAAGGATAAGTTGGCTACAGAAGGTTATTTTGACAAGGACGGCAATATGCGTCCGTCTAGGCTTAAGGATGTCGAGATGACATCTAAACAGTACAATAATGCCAAGGGATTCGTCTTCAGAAGAGACTCAACTGGACAGGTTGAAATCCACATAAACCTTAACCAGTTCGGCAAAGAAACAGCACCGCACGAACTATTCCACGCTATTATGATGGATTCTGTTATGAAGCCAGACTTCATCGACAGACTTGGTCAAAACTTGCTTGGTAAGTTCGATGCAAACGGAAAGATGATTGAGAAGCCCTCCGTCAGTTCATCTCAAGTAAAGCAGTTCTTCCAGCGTTATATTGATGCCTTGCACGGCAAGAATAGCCCAGAAGCAAAAAACGAAGCCCAGCGTCTTGAGATGGCAATGAAGGAGTATGAGTCAAGAGGCTCTACCAACAAGATTTCCTTGGACACAAGGGATACGCTTGAGGGTCTTCTTGAGGAATTTGGCTCCTATTACTTTGGTGCGTTTATCAATGACAAGCCAGTAGACTTCTTGTTTAGAGGTGGCGAACTTGGTGCTATGCGTGAAATTATGGGCAATGCCAAGCAGGGCTTCCTTGACTTCTGGCGTTCTAAGATAAAGGGCATCAATCCAGACTTTAACTTCGACCCTGCTACAAACAAGTACATCTTCCAAGCGTTTGAAAAGGACGGCATCAGAACGAAGAACAAGGCTCTTGACCTGTTTATGCGGGACTTCGTTAGGGCTACGGCTATGGCGAATAGACAGGGCAGTTTTGATATTGGTCGCCTGTCTCCAGAGGCTAGAGAAACATTTATCCGCAACAACGGAATCCGTGGACTTTCGGTTACTAGAGACTCCAATGGCAACCTAGTTCGCTCTCCTCAGCGTAAGGTCGTCCAAGAACAAGTTCGTATCGGAAAGGAAATCTACAAGATTCTTTCTGGACTCGACCCAAAGTATCGACAAGGACTTGTTGTTGATGGCGAAGGTAATTTGTCTGGTCGTCTGTCACCAGAAGCGATGGAGGCTATGGTTCAGTCTGGACTCATCGATAGGGCTTGGGTGGACAAGATTCAGAACGCCTACAATATCTTAGACGGCAATGGCTCTAATGTAATCAACTTTGGCTATCTTGGTCGCACGGCACAAATAGGAGATTATGCATGGCCTCGTCTCGTTGGTTCAGATGTTCCGTTCAAGAATCGTGCGGCTGTACTTCTGGATGTTGACTTCAAGGTCGGCAAGGACGGCAAGATGTACGCCCTGTTCCACACGCTTGATAAGGCTGTTATTGACGGCAGAGCGGATGTCCTGTGGAGCGATTCAGCCATTCGTCAACTCTGGAACAACGACAGAGCGGCAATGGAGGCTGACTTCTTCAGATACCTCAGCAACGCTTCTAAGGCTTCATCCGATAAGACCAGAGTTGAGTCTTCAATCTTATTGGAAGATGGCACAGGCAAGGGTGCGATGCGTAGAAATGTTCTGCACCAAATGCTCGGTATAGTTAAGGCAGATGGAGAAACCTATCTTAACAAACCTATTGCTGAGATTCCATACGGCATCAGACACAGCGTTACTACCTTCAACGTGGACGGCATTTCTAATATGCGAGTCTCTTCTGGTAGTCGCTGGGATGTGGTTCCTCAGAATGCCTTCAGAGACTTGTCTAGAAATTTCCAGCCGTCTGAAATGAGCAGGGAGCAAACTCCAAATGGGTCAATCATTAGCCACCCTCTTGGTTATAGATTCACGGAGCGTAACGGAAAGGTTCACGCTTTTGACGAAAACGGAAACAGAATTGGCTCATACGACGACATCTATAAGGCTTCAGAAGCGGCTAAGAAACATAAAGAAAGCAACACGGCTGGCATCATTGAATCCATCAACAAGACAACCTCTGAGCAGGTGAAGCGTGGTGCTATGTTCCAAGTCCTTGAGCGTAGCCAGCGTGATATGGCTATCAGAGACGGGGATGTGTTTGGAGTGCCTCAGATGCGGGCTTTCATAAGTGGAATCGAGAACATCATTAGGCAATCAAGAGAAGAGTATGTTCTTGATAAGGCAGAGGTAGAGATGGTCGAAGGCTCAGATGCTTTCTACCAAAGATTGCTTCAAAAAAATCTAGAATTGCTGGCTCAACATTATAACAATGTTTCTAGATACGACCAAGTTCTTGCTAATTTTGAAAGAATAAAACAAGAGACTGAGGAGGCATCCGCTCTTAATTCTTTAGCGTATAGAAGAGGAGAAATTTCAGCAAAAGAATATACGGAAAGAGGTGAGCAATTGACTCAAATTTTTAAAACTGCATTAAAAGAAAAAAATGCGGCTGACCCAGACATCTTCTCTGTCACAGAAGACAGAATTGCAAGACAACAGTTAACTCTGTTACAAACATTTCTTTCAACATACGCTGAGGGCGAATGGAAACAGCAATTAATTAACGGACAAGTTCCTAAACTTAGTGAAATAGGAATCAATGAGTTGAATCGTTTTGCAAAAAAACATATTGAGTCTTATAAAAACGACAGCACTACTGGTCTTCCAGAGGTAATTTCTTCTATATACTCTGACGAATACAATCAGCAATTCCAGACTGGAGTTCCGTTTGTTACTATCGCTACGCACGGGACTAGTAGTGTGGACTTGATGTTAGGGCGTGATTTTAGACAAGATAAACTTGGCTCTAAACACGCAATTTTCTCATCACAAAATGGAGTGTTCTTTGCTGGTCAACAATCAACATCAGTTACATATTCCAAGAAAACATCTTCTGGTGGAATAACTCTTGAAGACTTGGCACAAAGACATTCTAAAGAATTTAAAGACGCATTTGATGCTTTAAGATTCCATACAGAAATGACCCTTGATGAAATATTGACGATGTTAATTGTCAATGAAAGAGGGACAGCATATGATGCATCTAAGAAGTTCTTTATAAAAACAAAAGATGGTTATGCTATAGATACAGCACTTGAGTATGTATTTATGCAAGTTACTGGATTAAATTTCAGAAGCGAAGAAGTAACGAAAAAGATTGAAGATACAGTTCTCTCTTATACTGGGAAGACATTGTCTGAACTTAAAGAGTATACTGCAAACCAAAAAGATAATGAAGTTGGAAAGGGAAGAGCATTAAGGACAGCATTAAGACAAGTAAGGAGAGAAATCTTGCGTGATGTGTTTGAATACGGCTCTTCTTCTAGCCTTGAAATGTTTGCTGGTATTGGAAAAGACAAGAAAACCAATGCTCCTAAACTGTCAGTATATGAGGCTGAAAAAGAAGGAGGTGGTCTCGGATACAGTATGGCAAAGATTATCTCATCAAACTTTACTATGCTTGATATGTTAAGAAAAGACATCGGTTTTGATGCTGGTGCATTTGAAATTTCTGGAGAAATGAAGGATGCTTGGAGTCCTCATTATGAAGGCGTAAGAAATTCAATTGATGCAAATAGTGAGAGAATAAAGAACGAATTTAAAAATGTACCGATGGAACTTCGTGCGGCTATCCGTATGGACAATCCCTTGGTTGTTGAAGGAAGAAAAGACTACAGCGAATATCACTTAAAGGACATTATGAAGCCAGCGATGGATGCTGGTCACGATGGCGTTATCTTCCGCAATATGCGTGATGGAGGTAAGTTTGACAATATTTATGTAGTCTTCAAGAACCATATGGACAGCAAGATTATGACTCTTGATACTACCTTCGATGAGCAAGGAGTTCCTAGAGGTAATGATGCCAACGGAAACAAGGTCAGATACGGAAAGGAACTTGGTCTTCGCCACCAGCCATCAGAGGGTGATGCTGGAGGAGGCAGAGTCTATGACCAAAACAGCAATCAATTTAAGTTTGGGTTCATCGGCAAATGGGCTGAAGAAAACCAAGACAAAATCAAGGACAAGAACATACAGTTTGTTAAGCGTAAAGATGGTTCGTATAGAATCACGATGACAGATAATTCTGGTAAAACCCAGAAGGTCGGACAAATCACGGCTATGATTGACGAATCGTCTGTAGTTGCAGGAGAAGGTGTTGCTGAACTTTCTTCTAATATAGACCCTAAGTTCAGAGGTCAGAAGTTGGCTAACGTCCTTTACAGCGAAATGGCTGAGCGTCTTCGCTCTATGGGGATAAAGTATGTTGATGGAACTATTGTAAATAAGGAAGGGGTTCCTGTGCAAGTTCGCAACACAGTCATTGGTCAAACATACTACAAGGGAAACAATAAACCAGCGTTTATAGAAGATGCCGCAAAGAAGATACAGGCTCTTCAGTCTGTTTATCCATCTAAAGGCGTTGGAGTATATAATGAACTCGACCCAAAAGCCCGCTATCAGCCAGCAGAAGGCGGTAGAACCTATACTAAAAAGCAAAAGAACGGAGAGTTCATCGGAAGATGGTCAGAAGAAGTTCCACACCTTAAGAAAGGACTTAAATTATTTTATGGTGAAATCAAGGGAGGGATGGGTCAAGAGGGTCTTACTTTAAGAGATAAACAAGGAGAGGTCGTTGCAAACATTCGATTTGAAAGATTTGGAGATGAGGTGTCTATTGAAAAATCCGAAGTTACTCCAGAGCATCAAGGCAAAGGATATGGATACCTTGTCTATAGTGAATTGCTTGAAAGGCTGAGAAGCGAAGGCGTTAAGACTGTTTCTGGAATGGTAATCGACAATGCCGAAAGACCAATAAAGATTAGAAAGCGTCTTATCGATGTTGAGAATCTTAGAATAGGAGAGAAAGATTCAAGAACTGAAATACTAGATAAAAGACTCGACCAAGAAGGAAATAAACAAATAGATGTAGAGTCTTATCTGCATCAAAAAGCCCGCTACCAACCTTCCGAATACCAAGGCGGGGACGACTATTGGAAGCCCAAGAAAAATATCTTTGAATACAAAGACCAAGAAGGTCTCCTTGTTCGTAGACCATTTGTTGGCAATGACGAGATTACTGGAGATAAGAATGCCAGAGGATATTTAAGCAATCCAGCAGATTATAATCTAGACTGGACTGACATTGGTCATTATCCACAAATTAGAAAAACCAAAGAGTTAAACAGATGGGAAATTGAAAATTCTGGACTTTGGGTTGATGACATTAACAAGGGAATTCTTACTAAGAATCCAGCGTCAACCTCTGATAACACAGGCTATACGCATAGCGAATGGATGGAGACATATCAGTACGACGAAGATAAGCCCCCAGTCTATGGAAGATATGAAAAGCCAAGATATGATTCTAAAGGAAAATTATTAGAGCGTGGCAAGTTTAGCATAACTTCTAGATACTCTGACCACTTCAGCAGTATGAGCGAAGTGTATGAATACAAGAACAAGATAGCAAAGAAACTTGGCGTTAACCCAGAAGATGTTGATGCGTTTTATTTTGGAGCAAACTCGGAACTTAAAAAACAATTAGGTTATGGTTCTAGGGACAACTTGCCTGTTAAGTTCCAGCCAGCGGAAGGCGAAACTGACTGGAATACAGCGAGGGCAATTAAAGCAAGAGAAAATCAACCAAGAGAATTATGGAGATATCCAGATACTAAAAACTTTAGAAGTTGGGCAGAAAGACTTAAGTTTATTGGAAGCGAAGAAGACTCTAATAAGGCTTCAAATTACGACAAGGGTTTTGTCACTACTGTTTACAAAGGAGTTAATGTCCGCTCTTTTGATAGGTTTTCAGAAAGAAGTGTAGTTGATAGAAATGAGCGTTCATTAACGACAGACCCGAACTTCTTTATTGCCGATGAATCTGCGGCTAAGAGATATGCTGGAGGCGGTCACACTGATATCAGCGGTCTCAATGAAGACGCACAAAAGGTTGCTAGCAGAGGCAACGCTGATATGTATTATGTTAAGAGCAAAAACCCTGCAAATCTTCTTTCCGCACACAAGTTGGAACAAGCCAATCCTAAACTGTTTGAGGCTATAAAAGAGTTCTGGAACAAGAACATCAAGGAACAAGGTCACGATGTATTAGACCCAAGAACATCCATTGATAGATTCTTGCTTGAGATAGCAACTGGCAATTGGTTGAGCCCGAAGAAGGAGCAAACAATGCTTAAGCCGTTTGGTGAATCTTGGAGAATGGATAACTGGATTGATTTCCACGAACACCTATTAAGAAAAGGATACGACAGTATTGTTATACAAGATAACTCTGTTAGCAGAAAATCTCCAACTATTGTAATTCCTCAAGAAACAGCCAGCGTTAAAGCCTCTAGCAATTACGGAGACTTTTCAAAGACGGATACTAGATATAACTTCCAGCCAGCGGAAAGAGATGCCGCTCTTGTTCAGAATGGATTTGAAAAATCTGAATTAAACAAGCGGTTGGTTGACTCTGGTCATATCGTGCTTGGATTTGATGAGCGTGAGTTGGCTGGAAAGGCTGTCGTAATCAACAATCCAGACACAATGATGACTGGTACTCTTGAGACTCCTAGCGGCAGAATTCTTGCCGAAGGAGAAGGAGGTCTTAACTTTGTATCGAAGTTCGGAGATATCTGGGCTAACTCAAAGGAATCCAAGGCTAGAACAACAGCAAGAAATCTAGAGAAAGCACAAAAAGAAAACGGAGGAGTTGCATATCTTTCGCTTACAAGAGGCTCATTTGAGAACGCTCTGAACTCGCATACAGGTGCTAAGGCTGGAATGGGAATACTTGAGTACTTTGTTGAGCAAGGCTATATCAGCCTTGAGGAATTCAGAAATGCACTCAAGGATTCTGGAAGAAAGTACGGAATAGAATTCAACGCTACTCAATCAGCGAAGGCTATACAGGCTGAAATTGCCAGCAAGTTTTTTGGTGTCTCTGATTCTACATTTGAAAGAAGAGGAGATTTCGTAAAGGATGTCATCACTCATCTTGCGGAAAATGGAGAGTCTGGACATAAGAACATAGAAAAGATTTCAAACGCCCTTGGTGCTGACAGGCTTGGGAAAAAGATTCAGTTTGCACCTACTGGTATTCGTGAGGCTATTGGTCTAATGCTTTCGGACAAGAGGGCTAATGTTGACCCTAGTTATGTCTATGCTTATATCGAGGTAACAGGAAAGATATCGGTTGAGAAGACCGAGAATGGACATAAGAGTTACCCTTGGCATATCGTCCAGCGTGATGAAAATGGAAATAAGATTAGACCTAGGATGCTTATTCCAGATAAGACAAACCACGTTACTGATGTATTCTTGAATAAGGAAAAGAAGGAAGTACCAAGAAAGGGAGGTGCTACAAAACTTGGTAGCAATCAAGTCGGAGAAGCCTACGGATATGTAAAGGAAGCGTCATTGATTCCAGAAGGCAAAGAGCGTCTTAAGTGGCAACCCGCTGAAGGCTTCAGAGACTGGAAGGCTGAGCAGACAACTGCTGGCTCGCTCATCAAGAACTCTGCTGGCTTCGTCATCTCTAGGATTGGTAGCAAGTACAGGGTGTACAATCCGTACAAGGCTGTCATCGGGGTCTTCGACAGCGAGGAACAGGCTAAGCGTAGAGTCCAGCGTGAGGAGCCTAAGCGATGAATGTCGATGACCCAACCCTCCAGTCTGTCGTGGAGGAGTTCAAGCGGACTGGCTGGGTGATGGCTATCCTAGGAATGCTTGGGATGATTGCCCGTCTGATACTGACCAACGAGAAGTTCGTCTGGGCTATCTGGACTAGGAAGGCTATCGCTGGCGGTATCGTTGGTGTGCTGTGCTACTTTGGACTATACGAGGCTGACATCGCTCCGCTGTATCGTAGCGTAATCATTGCTGTCGCTGGTAGCATTGCTCCAGAATTGTTTGACATCATCAGAAAAAAATTTATCAAAACAGTAAAAGAATAATATGGCTGAAGAAAAAAAGAAACCAAGTCCAATTACATTTCGTGACAAAGAACACGAATGGCAAGTTCCAGAACTTTCTGATTTAGTACAAAAATACAGAGATTCATATAGAGGAATTCAATATTACACAGCGAACCCTCACATAGTAGAGGACAGGGCAAAAGAATATTACGAAGACCTTGTTATAGGTAGGGTTCTTGACAGTGACCCTCTTATATTTAGAAGCGGGATACCAGACAATTTATTGTTTGATGATGAAGACAACTTAGATGAAGCATTAGTAAAAGATTACAATTCTCGTCTTGGTTCAAATGAAAAGAGAATAAAAACAATAGATGAAATTAGCCCTGTTGATAGAAATTTCTTGCTTGCTGGTAGATTTAACCTTCTTAAACCCACAAATTACGAATCATTAAGAGACTTGGCATCTAGGTCTTATAATGAAAATGCTAAAAAAGAATATGAATCGTGGAACTATAAACCACAGTTTACAGCCGAAGGCAATCAATCATTTCAACCTTCAAGAGCAATGTTGTTGGCAGGAAAGGCTTATGACGCTCAAACAATAGACCCTACTTATCCTATATTCCTTCAAGTTTCAAATCCTTATAATCCTTGGGGGGTAGGCAACCCGTTAAGACAACAGTTCATAAGAGAGAATACATCATTGCCACCTGTTGAGTTTGACAACAAACTAGCAACATTGGATTATATAAATCAACCACAGTCATTAACAGGAAGAGAACTTGATAAACATCGTCAGTTTTTAAGAACTTTAGCAATTAAAGATAACTATCCAGAATACAGTCATACTCAGTTAAAGCCAGATGTGCCAGCAAGTAATCCAAATCCTCAACCAGCATCTCAAGATGATGGGTCTTTCTTTTCAAAGATTTCTAGATTCTTTATAAAGTAATATGGAGCCATATTCTTACAATAACTTTAGAACAGAGGCGTATCAAAAAGGTATGTGGGGAATTGATATCCCAGATACATCAAGTTATAGAATCTCCGTTGATTGGCTTAACGATGGAACACCGCCAGTCTACAAAGATATCCTTAGAACTGGTCAAATAAGAGGAATTGAAACATCAACAGGTGATGCTTACTTTGCAAAAGGAGCCCCAGCCACTCAATTCCTTGGAAATTCATTAGACAAAGGAAGGGCTAATGTAAGTAATGTTTTAATAGAAGCCAGCAAAAGATTTAACTTAGATAATAACAAACTCTATATGCCAAGCGGTACTGGTCATAATGGTTTAGAGTGGTCTAACAATGCACGATACGGACATTGGCAAGCGTTAACACCAAAAGCAAATCCTACATTTTTTGAAAGAGTAAATCCGTTGAATCAAACAGGTTTAAAGGTTACTGAGTTTCCATCAACTCCTTATTTTGCTGGTAACAGGGTTGGCTTTGAAGGAGGAGCCCCAAAAAGCAATGTTAAGTTTGATTACACTAAACCATTCTTTCAAACTGCTCCATTAACTCACGCTAAAAACTTAACTCATATAGCAAATACTTTAGTTGAACAACCAGAAGTTACTAGTGCCATTAGGGGTGCTGGAACATTTATGAACTATGCTGGCATTGTTCCTCTTGTCACATCTGAAGTTAGAAGACAGAAGGCAGACTTTGAGAATCCTGTAACTGGAGAAGTCTATAAGAAAGATGAAGTAACTACTGTTGACGGCAGGACATATTCTAATTCAGACCTAGAGACAATCGCAAGATACCATCCAGACAACGCTGACCTGCATCCAGAAATTACTGATGCTATGCGTAGAAAGTTTAATCCTAAGTGGTTTGAGAAGTGAGCAATAGTTTCCAAATCATAGCAATCTTCTTTGCATTTGGATACTTGGTTGGTTGCGTAACTCCAGAGCAACCTAAGGTTATTACATTAACCAATGAGGAAAAAGACAAGTACATTCAAAGGGTCGAGGAAATCGTCTCGGAGTCAGCCTCAGCAATCGTGGCTGTCGCTCCTTCCCTTCCTGCTGGAATACCTAGGGACATTATTGAATCGCAAGGAACAAGGCTCTCTGGGGTCGCCAAGCCGTCAGTCGAATCAGTCGGACGATACGCTCGGATGGTTAAAGAAAACGACTCCAAAGCCGTCAAGAAGGACAAAGAAGAGGCATTGAAGGTAGACGCTGAGACCGATACGCTTTACCAGATGGTCTTGGATAGGGAGGTAGAACTAGATGAAGCCAAGGCTGAGCGTGACTTGGCGATTGAGGAGAAGAAGCGTGAGTTCAAGGAGAAGGTTCTCTGGCTTCTTACCTGCGTGGGGCTTGCAGTATCAACAGGCGGCTTGCTTGTAATAGCCTTTACTCCGTGGAAGACTAGGGGGTTAATCCTTATCGGAGGAGGGTCGCTTGCGGTGATGTCAGTCTGGGTACTTGACAGCGACTGGTTCAAGTATATATTGATTAGCGTTTCCGTCTTGGCTGTCTTGGATTTGCTTTGGCTGACGCTACGCTGGCAGTTAAAAAGAAGTAAGGCACGGGTCGAACCCCAGACCTAATTCTGGCTCTGAACAACTTGCGTTGGATTAGGTTCTTGTCCAGAAGACGCTTGAGCAGTTTGTCGGTTGTGACTTGGGACTTCTTAAATAAAGCACAGACCTGCTGGCGGGTGAGCCAGCCCTTTGGGATGATATCTAAGTCACCCTTCTGGGACAGGAACTGTAGTTCCTTGTACTTGCTTGGAGTCATCAGATGTCTGTGTGAGAATAAATCCACTTCTTGCCTACCTTGTGGGCTTGCCAAATCTTCCAGTTGTTGCCCTCGATGTATCCATAGAGCCAGCCCGTAGCCCACTTGCTAGTGGCGAATCTATTCTGGGCATATGACATTTCATCCTTGAGGCATAGGCAACCGCCCGTGAAGCCTACGCAACCGCCCCAGCGTTGAGCCGTGACCATCTGCATAGAGTGAATGTGACCGATGATAACAGCACCACCCCTGTCGGCATAGTGGATAGCGTGTTCCTCTACGGCATTCTTGCCGCACTTGTAGCCGTGACAGGCACGGACTTTGCCTAGGGAGTACACGCCCTTGTCAGCGTGATATGGGATAATCTTCTTGCACCCATTGGCTCTGAGGCAGGTCAGAATCTCGTCTAGGATTTCTTGGATGAGTTCCTGCTTGCGTCCGATGTTGTTCTCGATGCCCTCGTACAATCTGTATTCGTGGTTGCCCATCAGCATCACAGTAGGTTTATAGTTCTCGATGAACCACTTGCCCCACTTGATGTCGTCCTTCAAAGACTGATTCTTTTCTTCAGCATCAGCGGACTTGCGGTACGGACGGATGTCGAAGCAGTCACCCCCGTGGATACGAACATCTGGTTTAAAGTCTTTGCAGAAAGCAAACAGGGCTTCAGCCGCCTTCTTGTCTACCTTGTCTCCGTGGTTATCGGAGGCATATACAAATTTGATTCTCTTAGGTTTGCTCATTGGAAATATCGAAGGTGTCGTTACGCAAGACCTTGAACTGGTCAGTACGCATATGACGGATAACCCCGTCTTTCTCAAACACAATAGCAAAGATATCGTTAGACCAAGTACCCCCGTCACGAACATACATCAGCCAGCCATAGCCGATGTCGGTGCTGACTGGGATGGGGTTTCTGAATTCGTGAATCACGACTGCACCCCCTTGCGTAGGCGTTCAAGTTCATCAATCAAGGCGGCAACCTGCGTCTTCAAGCCATAGACCTCGTTGTTGGCTTTCTGCCATTCACGAACCAGCCTGTCCTCGTTTTCCTTCTCCATCTGAAGGTCGGAGGTCAGCCGCTCGACCTCGGACTTGAGGCTATCGCACTCGACTGCCAGCACGCTGTTCTCCGCTTGGCGGGCTTGGCACTCGTCCTTGAGGCGGGCGTAGTCGGCGTGCAGGACATACTCGCCTTCGGAAAACTCCATCACTTTGGGTTCAATCATTTGGGCTTGGTAGGACGGCTCAACGCATTGAACCACGGGCTGGTATCGCTTCGGCTCGCTCACGACTGCTTGCCCTCCTTGGCGGCGTGCCAGCCATCGTCCAGTTTGTTAAGGTATGCCGATGAGATGCGGCTCTCGACAATGTAATTGATAAGGAAGGCGTGGAGTTCATCCCCTGCCTTGGTCAGCCGCTCGACCTCGGCTTCCATTTCTTCAATCTCTTTTGCACACCCATCAAGCATACTTTTGGTAGCGTCATAACGCAGGGCGATAGTAGCGTTGAGTTCCGTCAGCCGCTCGACCTCGGCCTTGAGGCTGGTCTGGTTATCAATCAAGGCGGCGACCTGGGCCTTCAGCCCGTGGACCTCGTTGTTGGCCTTCTGCCATTCACGAACCAATCGGTCCTCATTCTCCTTCTCCAACTGTAGGTCGGCCCGGAGGCGGGCGTTCTCGGCCTTGACGTCGTCCAGCTCGACGCCCATGCAGCCGATGGTGTCGGCGTCGGCATCCTTGCCGGCGTCGATCGCCGCTTGGTAGATGGCGACCTTGGCGATCATCTTCACGTCGGTCTTTAGGGCCGCGGCATAGGCGTCTCGCTGGGTTTCGGTGTGGGCCAGCTGCAGGCGCAGCCGGGTGACCTCGTCGTAGTCGTCGGGGTTCTGTTCGGGTGGTTGGGTTCTCATGGTGGGAAAGTTATTTGTCGTCCGGGTCGATCTCGACGGCGCCGTCCATGGCCTTGAGGTCGTCGACGACCTGCCGCATGGAGTCGAGTTGCTTGCGTCCCTTCTCGACGACGTCGGCCAGCTCGGACAGGGACATCTCATGTTGGTCCTTCTTGCCGGCCTTGCCCAGTTGCAGGGCGGCGGCGACGGCCGACAGGCCATGGCCGGACGCCTCGAGGGTCCAGCGTGCGGCCTGGAACCGGACCTGTGCCGGAGCGGCCGGGTCGGTCATCATGGATTGCATGACCTCCCACGCCTTGGTGGCGCCGGCGGTCTTGATGTCCATGTCCCGCTTCAGCTCGATCGCCTCCCGGACCTTGTGGTTCTGCAGCAGGTGGCTGCCGTTGTCGGCGTAGCCGGCGGACTTGGCCGCCTGCAGGGCGTTGCCCCCGTTGGCGACGTAGGCGTCGACGAAGGCGAGCTGCTGCTGGTTGAGCGTGGACTGTTCGGTGTCGTGGCGGATGATGATCCCGCCCTTCCATTGGTCCTTATCGGTTTTGTTTTTTCGCATCGAGTATGGTTCGCTTGATCTGTTTCCAGTTGAAGTCGTTGTCCACGCACCACCGGTGGACGTTGGACACAGGCACGCCGAGCGTGGCGGCGGCCCGGGACATGGTACCGCCGGCCTTGCCTTCGGCCATGATGACGTCGCCCCACCCGGTCTTGTCGTAGGACGTGCCGACCATGCGGCGGCGCTGCTTGGTGAAGCTGATGCCGAGGATGATGGCCCACCGGCGGACAGTCGCCGGCGTGAAGCCGAGCTTGCGGGCGGCCTGGGGCAGGCACATGCCGGCTTCGGCGAGACGACGCATGTGCGGCCGGTACTCGTTGATGCGTGCGGCGGTAGACGGGAACATGACCTTGCCCCGGAAGACGACGGCGCCTCTGTTCTGGAGTCGGATGATCGGCGACTCGATGACTTCGGGGTTGCTCATTTGACCTTGTTGAGGCGGAACGCTTTCATGAACTTGGAGTCGGGGACGTTCTGCATGTTGTAGTTATACCGGGCGTAGCCGGCGACGCCAAGGTTCCACGCCAGCCACGTCTCGCCGAGGCTGGGCATGCGGCCGACCTTGTCTTGCAGCCGGCGGCGGGTATGGGCGAGCCAGACCTTGGCGTAGTCCCGGGCGATCACCGGGTCGGTCGCCTTGCTGTAGGGGTAGACCGGCAGGCCGAGCTTCTTCCGGACGGCCGAGCAGTCGGTCCAGCTGGCGTGCCAGAACTGGAACGGGCCGATCGCGCGACCTCCGTCGCCGGCAGGGGTGGCTGCTCCTCGGCCGGAGCTTTCGACTTGTTCGACGGCGTCAACCCATGTGTCGGGCATGGGTGCGAGTAGTGATGCGGCCATGGTTGCTAGTGTCGTGATCATGTTGGGGACACCGACGCTTGCTTACTTCTTCTTCTTGGCAACGTTTTTCTTAACATCTTTCTTCGCCCTGGCCCTGCCCGTGCCGGACACAGGCAGGCCGCCGCTATCCCCGTACTTCTTAACACCATTCTGCACTATCAGCCGGCACCTCTCCCAGAGGGATAGGTTGTCCCGGCCGTCGTCCGCCTGCTTGAGGTAGTCGTGGATCTTGCGGTTCATTTCGTCTTGAGGATTGTTCGGGTGTCCTTGTCGAACTGGTACTCGTCCCAGTCCGGCCCGTCGTAGGCACCGGCATTGATCTCGGCGCCGGCCTCGTCGCTGGCGATCGGACCGGACGGGACGTCGAGCCACTTCTTGTCCTTGCCACCCTTGGCGGCGGCGGCGACGAGTGACTTGGCGAGGAGCATCTCCTCTACCATGTGAGAGAACTCGCCTGGGCCGATGGACCGGAGCAGGGCGGGCAGCTCGCCACGCCGGCGGTACAATCCGGACTTGGCGTTCTTGCCTTCGGCCGAGTACGGATGGCCCTTGCGTGCGGCCAGCTTGACGGCGGCGAGCAGCCACTCCCGGCGCTCGACGAAGTTGACGTCGTTGAACTTGTCCTTGGCGGTGACGTCGACGAGCAGGCCCGACTCGGTACGCAACAGCGTACGCTCGCCGTCGTACATCTCCGGGTTGTTCGCCTTGATGACGGCCATCTTCCACATGTGTCCCTTCTTGGGTACCATGTTCAAGCCCTTCATGCGTCGGTCGTAATCGGAGCAATGCCAGATGCCTAGGACGTAGCGGAAGGCCGCCGGCAGGGCGGATGATCCGCGGATCGCGGCCTTCATCATCTCGGCGTTGCGGATGGGTTCGTCGCCCTGCTTGCGGATGTGGTGCGGCACGATGAGGGCGGCACCCAGCTCGCCGCAGACCTGGGAGGCGACACGGGCGAACTCATTGATGACGGTGGCGCTGTTCTCCTCGCCGTGCAGGACGCTGTTCAAGGTGTCGATGACGACGAGCTGCAGGTTGGGGATCTGCTTGAGCAGGGCGAAGAACTCGAGCCACTTGCGGGACGGCCTGGACTCCTGCGTGCGGGGATCCTTCTCGACGAGGGAGAACGATCCGCCGGAGTTGATGGTGGGCAGGATGACGAGGTCGTCACCGGCCTCACGCCGGCGGCTGCCGTCCGGGTCCATGTCGGCGAGGCGGATGTGCAGCTCGTCCTTGTCGTCCTCGGTGGTGAGGATGACGACGGCACCCTTACGCATGACCGGCATGCCGCCCCATGTGTCGCCGTCACGCTTGGCCGCCACCTTGAGGGCTAGGTCCAGCATGAGGAAGGTTTTGCCGGCGCCGCCTTCGGCGACGAGCAGGCCGTGCTTCGACGCCAGCACCAGCTTGTCGACGAGGAACTGGCGGGACGGGCGGTCGCCCATGGACCACCGGTGAGCGGCCCAGACGGCCAAGCCCTGGCCCTGCTCGAGGATAGGCTTCTCCGGCTCGGGCATCGGGCCGTGGGTGGCGATGTCGTTACGCAGCAGGCCCTGCCACTCGGTGTTGAAGCGGGCCTCCGGCCAAGGCGGATCCATGTGGGCCTGCATCCACCCGTAGGTGGCAAGGCGGGCCTGCTCGAGGTCCATCTTGCCGATGCGGGCGGTGTGGATGTAATGCCCGGCGACGCCGTTGAAGGCGGACCACCGGGTGATGGCTCCCTCGGAGCCGGCCTTGATGTCCTCGGTAAGCAGATCAGCGGCGGCCGGTCCGGCCGGCGTGGTCATGGGGTCGGCCGGCTTCTCGACGATGGCCCACTCGCTGGCCGGCATGAGCTGGGCGGCGATGCATGGGCTGGTGACGACGGCCTGCCATGCGAAGCTCTCGACGACGACCGGACGGCGGACGCCGTTCTTGCCATGCACCGATCCGGCGAGGCGGATCGGCTGATGCGCGCGGCCGTAAGGGTTGCCGTCGACGCCCAGCCCGAACTGGATGTCGGCCCCGGCCTTGCGTGCGATGGCGTCGCGGATGGCTACGACCTCGGCAACGGTGACGTCGTTGACCTGCCAGTAGGCGTGCCGCTTGGCGGCCCCTTCCTCGGTGGTGCCGCCGGACAGCACGACCATGGCCGGCTGGCCGAAGTGCTGCACGACGAAGTCGAGCTTGGCCTGGGTGTCGCCGGTGTCGAAGTCGGCGCAGATGGTCTTGAAGACGTCGCAGTTCTCGGCGGTGCCACGCTCGTCCTTGAGGGTGCAAGGTACGATGAAGGTGGCGACGTCGTGCTGTCCCCACCGGGTGGCGTGGAAGATCACCGACGAGACGAAGCGTTCCCAGCCCAGCGTCGCCGGCTCGAGGATGATGTCCTCACGGAAGATGCCCTCGCGGGTGGTGCCTTTCTCGCCGATGCCCCGGAGGCAGACGTAGCCCTTGGCGTCCTTGCCGAAGAGCATCTCGAGGTGGGACTCGATGGCGTCGTGGTCGATGTGGATGATGTCGGTCATGTTGGGGGATGTTAGTCCTGGGCGTTGGGCGTCCTAGGTCAACTCCACAATCTCGCCACGGGCGGCCGCATCCTCGGCGACGGCCCGGGCAACCTCGGCGTCGAACTGACGCAGCTCGTCCGGCGGGACGACGAAGCTCTGCCTCTCGGCGCCGCGGAAGTACTGCAGCCGGTCCGGTCTGATGACCTCGCCCCTGCCGGCCCAGCCCATGAAGGCGATGGCCCGGCCGTGGTAGTCGACGTGCATGAGGACGAAGATCTGGACGTCCTCCTTGGTGGTCATCACGCCGCCGATGAGGTAGGCCGGGATGAGCAGGTGAGGGTTGGGGTGGTGGCTGGCCTTGACCTCGATGGACTCCCCGTTGGGGGCGACGAAGTCGACCGACCCGGAGCGTGCCTCGATGGTGTCGTCACGCTCCATGCCGAAGAGCCGGGCGAAGCCGATCTCCCCGAGCAGCCCGACCAGGTCGGTGACCTGGCCGGATTGCCGGCCGACCTTGCGGTCGCAGATGCCGGCCGCGCGCGACGCCTCATGGCGTGCGGCTGCTTCGGCTTCGGCGTGGACCATGACGTGTTCCGGAAGCTTGATGACGAGCTTCACAGGGAGTGGATAAAGATCGGGGTATGCGCCCCGACGTGGCTGCCGGTGACGTTGAAGTTCATGTGTTCGATGGCATCCTCCTCGGTCATGCCGTCGGCCATCAGCACCCGGACGCAGGTGTTGTACTCGTAGACGACCCGGATGGGGCTGAAGTCGGTGATGCCCACGATGGCGGCGTCGAAGCCGTCGGCGGTGAGCGTCGACTCGTCCATCTCCTCGAGCCGTTCGGTCAGTTGTTTGCGGTTCTCTTTAGCCATCTGCTTGAGGTGGCTCTTCTCGGTTTTGTGGATCTTCATGTTGGGTTGGGAAAGATCAGCGCAGCCAGCCCGGGGTGATGTCGGTCGAGGGCTTGGCCGGCGTGGGTGTGCCGTGGCACCGCTTCTTGTAGTCGCAGAACTTGCATTTGAAGTCGTCGGCCCCTCGGCCGGCCTTGCCAAGCTCCTCGGGGGTGCCGGACTTGACGATGCGGACGGCCCGGTCGATGTAGCCCTGGCAATCGCGGGCGTTGAACTTGACGATCTCGATCCAGACCTCGCCGGTGTCGCGGTTGATGGCCGTGAACAGGCACGACTCGAGGTCGTGGTAGCCCATGTAGATCTGGACCTGGGCGTAGTAGGTGGGCTTGAAATCCTTCAGCCCGTTGCGCTTGAAGTCGGAGAAGGTCTTCGACCCGAGGGCCTTGTTCTCCCACAGCATAGGGTACTTGACGCCGGCGATGGCCGGGCCGCCATGGATGACGCCGTCGAGGTGTCCCTTGAACTTGCCTTCGGCGTCGCTCATGCCGATCTGCCGGCCGTCCTCGGTGTGCGTCTGCAGGTCGAAGCCGGCGAGCTTCATGTACTGGGCCATGCGTTCCTCGCCGTCATGCCCCATGTCGAACATGCGGAGGGTGTTGCCACGGAAGCCGGCGCCTTCGTCCTTCGGCGTCATGTGGAACGAGTAGGCCAGCTGACGCTCGCACTCGCCGCCGATGGCGGAAGCTCCGAGGTACTGGCGCGGGACCTGGGCGGCCACCTTGGCCTGCAGGGTTTCGTCCAAGATCGTGATGATCTGGGCGGTGATCGGGTCGGGTTGTGTTTCGGGTTTGAACATAAGGTCAGATGCCAAGGACCTTGGCCTTGACGTGCTTCTCATGCCACTTCCATGTCAGCGCACAGGTCGCGCGGTACTTGGTCATGCCCATGGCGGAGATGGGGTCCAGCCCCAGCCGGACAAGCTGCATGTCGGACGGAGGCTCGGTCAGCCAGCGTTTGGATTTTCGGGAGGCATCCTTGTCGCCGTGTTCCCGGAGGTAGTCGTCGGCCGTGGCGATGGCCTGGAGCCGGTCGTCGGTCACGGCCAGCAGGGTGGCGCTGGTGTACCGCTCGTCGCCGCCGACGGCGTACTGCTTGCCGTTGTGCTGCACGACGCAGGCCCATGCGGTCATGGCCGATGCGATGGTGATGACGCCGTCCCAGAAGTTCTCCCACTTGAAGGGGGACATCTCGAGGATCTCGACCTCGGTCAGCTGGAAGTTCTCGAGGGCGCCACGTTCCTCGGCTTCCTTCTGCCGGCGGGCGACGCCGTCGAAGATATGGTCGCAGGCCGGGCAGATGGCGACGCCGAGCGGTACCTGCATGCCGCAGCTCGGGCATGGCTTGAGCTTGGCGGCCCCTTTGATCGGCTCGAGTACGACCTCGGTGTCGAGGCACCCGTGGGTGAGGATGGAGTAACCGAAGTCGAGGACGATGCAGTCGGACTTGACGACGCCGGGGTGCTTCTCCGGGTCGACCTTACGCAGGCCGCGTCCGATCATCTGGATCATGGTACTCTTGTAGCTACACGGCCGGAGCAGCAGCACGCACGACACGGTCTGGCAGTCGTAGCCCTCGGTGAGGACGGCGACGTTGACCAGCACCTGGGTGCGGTCCTTCTCGAAGTCGGTCAGCGCGCGCTTGCGGGCGTTGTCGGACAGCCCGCCGTGGACGATGTCGGCCTTCACGCCGGCGTCGCAGAACGCCTGGGTCACATGCTCGGCGTGGTCAACGGTCGAGCAGAAGACGACGGTCTTCCGGGTGCCGGCCTTGTCCTTCCATTCGGCGATGACCTTGCTGGTCACGGCGTCCTTGTCCATGATGGCCTCGACCTGGGCCATGTCGAAGTCGGCGACGGTCTTGCGGACGTTCGCCAGCTCGGACCGCAGGCCGCAGTCGATGACGAAGACGCGGGGGCGGACGAGGTTGCCGGCCTCGATCAGCTCCTTGATGGAGATGACGTCGGCGACGTTGTCGAAGACCTGCTTGAGGGCTTTCTTGTCGGCCCGCTGGGGGGTGGCGGTGACGCCGAGTACCTTGACCTTCGGGTTCAGTTCCTTGGCCCGGTCGAGGATCCGCAGGTAGGAGTCGGCGGCGACATGGTGGCACTCGTCGATGACGACGAGGTCCATGGCCGGCATGGTGGCTAGGTTGTCCTCGCGGCACAGCGTCTGCACCATGGCGAAGGTGACGCCGTCGGACCACTTCTTGCGGTCGGCGGCGTAGATGTCCGACTGGGCGTCCGGGTCGAACCGCTTGTAGGTGGCGCGGTTCTGGGCGACCAGTTCGTCGCGGTGCTGGAGGACCAGCGAACGCATGGGGGTGCCGTCACGCTTGGCGAACTTGATCGCGGCCGAAAGCATGACGGTCTTGCCGGCGCCGGTAGGTGCGACGCCGAGGGTGTTGCCCTTGTCGGCAAGGGCATAGCATAGACGGTGGACGAAGTCCGCCTGTCGTGGTCGGAGCTTCATGACCAAAATACGATAGTGTCGATTTTGGTAATGCGCCGTTCGTGGCGCATTACTTCCCGCTCGGGAACATTAGGCGCCACTTGTGGCGTTTTAGGTCTGAATGTTCCCGCTCGGTAAAATGGAGCGGCGACCAGGCTATGAAACCTTGCACCCGTAAGCGGTACGGGCGACTGGCGGCCGCTGAAAGAGGGGGGCGGGGAGAGAGGCAGCCCCAACAGCTGCATCATCCCTGCGAGCGTGGACGGAAGTGTCTGGACCGACGGCCAGGTTGTCGTCCCGCTCTCACCCTGTTTGTTAGAAAGAACAGACCAGCTCGACCTGCATGCCTTGCAACTTGATGCTGACAACCGTGCATGAAATGTCAGCAACATTCTCATCGGTGGGTTGGGCAGGTCGAGGGTCTTGATGACGCCCCTTTAGAAGGGGGCGTTGCCGGCAGCCGGCGGCTTGATCACCCAGTTCGGGGCGTTGCCGACCGACGGAGCGGGAGCGGCGAAAGCCTGCGAGCGGGCTTCGGCCACGGCCTGCTGGCCGCCGATCAGCTTCTGGTAATCCTTGAAGCCGGACTTGGAAGCCGGGTTCGGGGACAGCCACTCGGCGACCTTGTTCTTGTCGGCGTACGCCGGGTCGGTGTTCTTCTCGACCTTGACCTTGATGGCGACGCGCTGGCCGTCCATGCCGGTCATGATGGCGAGCGTATCCTTGCCGGCGAAGGCATTGTACGACGCCGGGTCAGACGGCTTGAACCAGCCGGACGACTCGAAGATGCGGGTGATGGACGTGATGCCCATGCTGCGCCACTTCTCGCCGTTGCGGTCGTCCTTGATGTCGGGCAGCATGTCGAAGACCTTGCGGCCCTCGTAGTCGCCGCCGACGATCGTGAGCGTCACCGGGTAGTAGGTGCCGCCGGACGACTTGGACTGCTTCGCCGCGCCAACCGTGAGGATGGCCCAGGCGAGCGTGCCGTTGGGGATGAGTTCCGGAGCCGAACCGGCGCCGGAGTTGATGGAGAACGGGTTTTCCATGGTGTGTGTGTTTCTGGGTGGGTGAGATTACTTGGCCGCCGGCAGGGTGGTGACGACGGAGGTGTCGACGCGCTTGCCGGTGTGGATCTTCTTGATGAGGGCGCCGAGGTCCGGGGCTTCCAGCAGCTCGAGGCGGCCGGAGCGGTCCTTGGCGGGGTAGCCCCACGGGTTCTGCTGCTGGCAGCAGAAGGCACGGTAGAGCTGACCGTCCTCGGTCTTGAAGTTCTGCAGGGTGATGACCTGATCGAAGATGCCCGGGAGTTCACGGCCGGTCTTGGAGCCTTCGACCTGCGGGTTCCAGCTGACACGCTTGAGGTCGTCGACCTCCTGGTCGAGGATGCCCGAGACGACGATGGACTTGGGGCAATGCTGCAGGTGGGTCAGCCAGCGGATCATCTCCTGCCCGAGCAGGCCGTAGGCACCGCGGGTGTCCGGCTTGCCGTCCTTATTGAACGTCTCCGGCTGGACCTTGGACCACTTGAAGCACTCGCGCGAGGCGACCGTGATGGAGTCGATGAAGATCGTCTCGTACTTGGTGAGGTCGATGGCGGCGAACGCCTTGGCGACCGCCTCATAGACCGGCTTGGAGTAGGCGCCGTTGGCGTCGGACGGGTCGAAGCCGCCGATGTACAGGGCAAGCGCGCGGGCGATCTCCCACGGGTACTTGTTGTACTCCTGGGCGACGGCGCGGACGTCGATCACGTCGCCGGCCCAGTCCTGGATGGCGAGGGTGCCGGCCTCGAGGTCCACGAAGAGGGTGGTCTTCGGGTCGAGGGTGCGGGCCTGCGTGGTCTTGCCCACGCCGGCGGGGCCGAACAGGGCGATGTTGACTTTGGGGACGAGCTTGAGGCGATCGTCAGCCTTGATGATTTTGATCATGGTGTTGGGGGAGAGTTAGGAGGCGAAGGTGAACTTGGGGTCGGAGTACTTGACGGTCCGGGCGTCGATCAGCTTGTCGAGGAGCTTCTCGTCGCGGACGGCGTTGAACGCCTTCTCGGGGACCGTGAACTTGATGGCGAAGAGACGCTCGACCTCGTCGTAAGGCATGGACTTGGCGATGGCCTTGAGCTTCTCGCTGTCCCAGTCGCGGCGGGCGGTGATCTCGCCGGTGAGCTTGATGCCTTCGACCTCGAAGGTCATCTGGCCGTGGTTCTTCTCCATGCCCTGGAGGTGGGAGGTCAGCATCGCGTTGAAGCGCGAGTGCAGTTCCTGCTGGATGACGTCCATCTGCTCCTTGGCGGAGTCGATGACGGTCTGGTGGACGACGACCGCCTCGCGGAGTTCCGCGATGGTCAGCTCGTTGACGGCTTTAGCAGCCGGCTTGGTCTTTTTGGGTTTCATGTCGGTGGGGGGAAAGCTCCTTGCCGGCGTTGGGGGCCGAGCGGAGGACAAAGGTATTGAGGTCGAGCGGCCGGCGTTCGTGCTGCGCCAGCTCCATGAGCTGGACCAGACGCACGGCCGGGATGTTCTGACGCTCCATCCACTTCTCGATCGTCTTGACCGAGAGCTTGGTACCACGGGCTTCGAGCCGGCGATGCAGCTCGCCGCGACCACCGAAGTGGGCGACGAGTTTGCGAGTATCGATGCGGCTGGAGTTCACGTTGGGACCAGTTGGATGAGTAGAGTTCTGCCTACTTCATGTCGGTCGTCAACGTCTAAAAAACATTTTTTCTGAAGCATTGACTATCCTCCAATATGTAGGGACTGTTACTGCCCCAACATGCCCAAGAAGAACAATGGTCCCCGGCTCGACCTTAACGAAGCCGGCATCTACGAGATCCGCTGGACGGAGAACCGCCGCAGCAAACGCAAGTCCACCGGCACGGCGAACCACGCCGAAGCCCAGGCCGCGCTAGGCCGGCACCTGCTCGGCATGAACGAGCAGCGCAAGCCCAGCCCGTGCAACGTCGCCGAGGTGCTGTCGACATATCAGTCCGAACATGTCGACCACAAGGTGATCGCCAAGGAGCGGCAGGAAGGATGCATCGACGTGCTTACCGCCGGCCTTGGCAAGCTCGACGTGCAGCAGCTGACGCCGTCGGTCATCATGGACTACCGCAAGCGCCGCAAGGCCGGCACGGTCAACGGTCACGTCGCCGGCGACAGCACGCTCCGCCGGGAACTGAACTGCCTCATCGCCGCCATCAATCATGCGGCCAGGCATCGCCGCATCGCGCAAGCCGACGTGCCGCACATCGCCCTGCCGGACGCCCCGCCGCCGAAGGACCTGTGGTTGAACGAGGTCCAGCTCGACGCCTTTGTCGCCGCCGCCTGCAAGCTATTCCCGGGCGAACGCATGTCCAGGCTTTACCGGTTCGTCGTGATCGCGTCGGAGACTGCGGCTCGCAAGACCAGCGTGCTGACGCTACGCTGGCAGCAGGTCGACCTCGCGGCCAGGCTGATCCACTACCAGAACGACGGCAACCAGCGGACCAAGAAACGCCGCGTGCCGGTGCCGATGTCGGACCTGCTGTTCGACGTGCTTACCCGTGCGTACGGCGAACGCACGCAGGACGAGTGGGTGCTGGATACTCCGTACTCCATCCAACACCATTTTGAGGCGCTGGTGAAAACGGTCGGAGCAGGCTTCGATGACGTCACGCCGCACACCCTGCGTCACACCTGGGCGACCCAGGCCGCGCGTGCCGGCGTGCCGCTGTTCGAGATCGCCGGCGTACTGGGCGACACCCTCGCGACGGTCATGCGCGTGTACGCCCACCATTGCCCCGACCACCTTCGCGGTGCCGTGAACTTCCGCGCCGCACGAAACGCATCGCAAGAGCTATCGCGATAAGGATCAAAGCCACGCTGAACACGCCGACGATCTTCTCGGTGTCTTCAAAGCCGAGTCGTGCGTTCTCCAGCATGCCCTCGGCTTTTTTGTTGTCCGACTTGATGCTGTCCTCGGTGATGAGGACGGCCATCGTCATGGGGTCGGTGAGGGCTTGGCGTATGTCCGACATGATCATCCAAAGTCTTACGCAGATGAGGGACGCCATGAGCAGGGTCCCTACCATCGCCACCTCCAGGGCCGGCAGCTTACCTCTTTGCTCGTTTTCCACGGGTGGCTCCTTTCTTTACCTTCGCAACCTCGGCCTGGCCCTTGGCCTTCACCCATTCGATGGCGAAGTCCACGATGTGGGTGGCTGCCGCCCCGGATACGCCCAGGCATGCGGTCTTCAACCCCTCGGCCATGCTGACCTCCTTCAGCCCCTGGCTGACCAGCCATGCCACGATGCCGGCGGCCAGGACGTGCCGGGCTGCCTTGCCCCAGGTCATGGTGTCGTCGTTGGACAGGAGGATCTTGGCGACCATGCCGGCCATGCCGATCACGGCTGCCGTGAAGCCGCCCTGCCGCAGCTGGTCGAGCAGCGTCACGCTTCCGGTTGCTTCTTCTACGGGCTTCATCGTTTCTTGCGGTAGCCCTGCTTCCACAGCACGGCGGTGATCTCCCTGGAGACGCGGTCAACCTTGACCTCGCTGGCCTTCCAGTCGGCCAGGTGAAGGGCTTCGTGTATATAGACGCGCAAGGTTTCCTGCTGGCCGACGATCCGCGGATCGATCTCGATGGTGTTCGTCTCCTTGCAGGCCAGGCCGCCGGTGTTGCCCGGTAGCTGGCGGACGATTACTTTAGGCGGGCGGCGTTTCACGGCGGAGTAGGCGCCAGGATTTTATTCCCATGACGACTGCGAGGTTTAGGGCCAGGAAGACCAGGGTGCCGAGCAGCACCCACTCGGATTTTTCCCCGCCGAAGAAGTCGATGAGCGGCCGGGCCGTGGCTGCGACCAGCACGCCGGCTCCGATGGTCAGACCAGCGACCCACTTCTGGATGCCCAGGAAATGCCCAAAGAGCAGGGCCAGGATGCCGGCGCCGATCGCATAGGTACCGTACTCGGTCAGCTTGCGGGCCGACTCCGCCAGGCTGGCAGCCTTGTCGGCCGCTTCCTTGTCGGCCCTGGCCTGCTTGGCTTGCGACTCGGCGATGGCGCGGGCGGCCTTCTCCGCGGCGACGTCCTTCTCGAGGGCGTCGGTCTTCTTATCCAGGGCGACCTTCTCGGCCCGGAGCTTTTCCAGGTCCTTGGGGTCGGGCTTGGCGATCCACGCCTTGAACTTCTCGACGTCCTTGGCGGTAGGCTCGCCGGCCAGGCTGGTCAGCCCCTGCGTCGCGGAGTCGTACAGGGACAGGGCTGCGGCCGGCGCTGACAGGCTGCTGCGGATGGCCTTGAGGATAGCCGCGTCCTCGATCACCTCGTCCTGCCACAGCTCGAGCAGGGCGGTCTGCTGGACCGCCGGCGGCGGAGGCAATGGCAACGGCTTATCCTCCGGCGGTGTCGCGCAGCCGGCCAGCAGGAGGATGACCGCGGCCAGCCTCACTCGCCCTTGATTTCGTCGACGAGGGTCTTGGCCTTGGCTTCAACGTTCTGAAGCTTGGCGGCGTTGTTTCGATACGACAGGGCGCCGACCGCGACACCCAGGATGAACGAAAGGGCGGAGAAGATTAGGATCATTCCATCATGATGTAAGCCAAAGCCGGCCAGTCAACCAGCTCGGGACCTACTTCTTGTCGGTTTTCAAACGGGACCTTTTTGACACCCATTTAGAAACTTTTTCAAGCTGCTTTGGGGTGGCGTTGGACTTGATGGCGTTGGCGATATAGCTGATGACAGCGATGTTCCCGGGGACGTACCCCAGTCGAGGGTCAAGCCGGTCGATCGACGGCGAGCTGTTGCGTCGCTTCTTGTCCTTGCCCTGCTTTAGCCGAAGGCCCAACACCGGGCATCGTTTAGGTATGCGGATATCGTCTTCGGTGATGGAGAACGGGATGCCCGTCCTGCTGGCCCGCTGCTTTGCCAGCTGAAGGAGGACGCGGGCCGGATGCGCCGCCCTGTAGCCGCGTATCCATTCCGCCCTATCCTCCCTTGTCTGTGCTATCGTCGTTTAGCGCCACTTGCCCGTCCGCAGGAGCAGGCCGATGACGCCGTAGTTTGCGAGGTCTGACCATGAGTCGTTGACTGACTCATTGTTCGCTTCGCCGTCACCCTTCATCTCCTTTGTGAGGAGGTTCCGGATGCGGCTGACCTTGTCCTGGGTGCGTACCATCACGCCCAGTTCGCCGTTAAGGCTGATGTTGCTGCTCCCATAGTCCTGCTGCTTGCGATCCATGAGGAGGGCAAGCGGAAGGATGGCGCGGAGGTATTCCCGCCCCATCTCGGTCTTCAGACCAAGGTCGGAGTGCAGCTTGTCGGCCAGAACGTCGGTATCAATGTTGGGCATTGTGCCTGGATAGTGGACCCATCCATGCCGCGCCGTCAACAGGTTTCCCTTATTTCTCGCCGATAAACTCGTCACGGACGGAGTCCTGCCGCATGGCCTGGTTAACCATGAAGCCAAGGAACGGGTGCGCCAATGAAGCCCCACCCACGGCGGCAGGCTTGATGCCGGCGTTGTAGATCTGCTTCTTTGCGGCACGTTCGCCGGCTTCGCCATCCTGGGTAAGGCCGCCAACCGCAGCCAGGGTCTTGCCGGCAGCCTCCAGGCCAGGACCGACTGGGAATTGGCCGCGATTAACCAGCTTCGCGAGGTACTCGACCTTCGGGCCGAAGACGCCGGCGTACGACGCGGAGTCGAAGAGCTTGCGCCAGTCTTCCA